TATTTTCTGCAAAACTACTTAAAGTAAGTTTCAAATAATTGTAATGATCGTTTACTACTTTTTTTAATTTAGCTGAATCATTAATATTATTGATGTATTCTTTTAATATAACTTTTTGTTGGGGAGTGAAATTACTGTATTTGTCATTAAATTTTTCTATTAACATTCTATAAGTTAAAATACGAATATCTTTACTTTCTTGTAAAAATTCTTTTATTTCTTCATTTTCTTTGTTAATAATTTCTTTTTGAGTTAAATGCTCTAAAAGAGTAATTTTACTATTTACTACTTGTTTAGGATCTGTAAAATAAGGTAAACGATAAGATTCTAACAATGTATAAATACTAGCACTAGTTTTATAATTACTAATTTTATTTTTAAAAAAATTATTTAAATCGTAGTGTTTTTTAATTTCTTTAATTAAATTATACTTTTCCTTATTTAACTTTTGTAAATCAAACTTTAAAGCTGATTCAGCAATAGTTTGTAAAATAGTTTCTGCTTTACCTTCTGTAAATCTTTCTTGTGTATTTACTAAGTTATAAAGTCTTTGCTCTTTGGCTAATTCAGTATTTGAAAAATATTTTTTTAAAATCTTTACTGAAGGAGAATCTCCAGTAGCCAAGACATCATTAGTTACCTGGCGAACTAATAGTTCAAAGATAATTCCAGTATTTTTATACTTTGAATGTTTAATTTGATTCATGTGAAGCTCTAATAATAAATATGTACTAAAATTATAAAGGCATAATATTGTCTTCACTCAATATACCATCGTCGTCTTTACTTTCAAATAAATGGATTTTTCTACTTTCTGGTTTAGGCATCATATCAAACATAAACTTATTTTTATAGTATTGAGCTTTACTTTCTAAAGCTAAAGGACTACCTCCTTTATGATTTGTTTTACCGTACTTGTCCTCTCCATCATCAGATGATGAGTATTCTTTACGACCTAAAGCATCTTTACCGAACGGGCTTTGTTGAGTATCTTTAATACTAGTTTTATCTTGAGGTCTACCAGGTAATCTTACAATATTAGGCTCGTTTTCATCGTAACCCATAGGAATATCAGTTGGAGCATTCGGTACTTGGGTGTATCTTCCTTTACCATAAATTGTAGCTAATTGATGTGGTGTTCCATATGCCTGTCCAGTTTCTGCTGGATCATTTCCTTCTTCTTCTACTTGTTTGTATCTAAATTGACGTTTTTTATCTTCAATAACTAAATCTCTGTACTCATCAATTTCATCTTCACTGAAGTGGAATACATTGTCATAAATCCAATCTGTAGGCATTAATCCTGATTCTTGAATTGATTTAGCTAATTCAACTTTTTCTTTTAATAATGCAATTCTTTCTTGATCGTAGATAATTGAAGGGGTAGTTAAGCTAAGTTCAAAATTTGTCATAGCTTCACCGTCGTAACCCTGAGTATATAAGTGAACTAATGCAATTTTTGTTAATTCACTCACTAATATACGTTGAATTCGTTCAATTGTACGAGCAAAACGAATATCTTCTGCAGCTAATGTTGCTTTACCAGTTAAGTCTTTTTCATAACCCATAAAGGCTTTAGGTACTTTAAGAGCAGCAAATAATTTTTCTCGTAAGTATTCTACGTCTTTAATACCATCATATTCTAATCCTTTTACAGAATCAATTTTAGTTGTAGTATCATTACCTCTTACAGGAATATAATAATCTTCCAACATATTCATTACGTTGTATTTTAGATTATATTGACCTGTTTTTTCATCCATAAATGGAGTCTTTTTAAGTTTAGACACCATTTTTTGCATGTAATTTTCTACTTCTGCTGGAGGAATAGAACCAATATTAATGTAGAATAATCGTCTATCTGGGGCTCTGGTGATACGGTGAATTAACATCGCATCTTCCATCAAAATATACTGTTTAAATAATTTACGAGCTGGCTCTAGATAACTTCTACCATATGGAAGATAATTAAGATCACTCAATAGTCTAAAATGAGCCATTTCATAATTTTCAAAATAAAATGCGTCTTCATCTTTTTGTCCTCCACCATAACTTGCCCATCCTCCAGCTGTTGTTCCATAACCAGCAGCAGCGGCGGCATCATATTTAAATCGTACATATGATGGATTTTTAGGATCCATTCCTTCTTCTCTTAAAATATTAAATGCTGAAAATGGTATAACTTGATATACTCCAAATTTCTCAGCAATTTCTAACTTCAAGAAAAAATCACCATATTTACACATATTTCTTGCCCATGACCATAAATTAAATTCAATATTTAATACATCATAAAACAAATTATATAAAATCTTTTGAATATTTTCGTCACTAGAACGAATATGAAGCATTTCACCTGATTCGTTTCTTAATGTACATTCATCCGCTATAATATCTAAAGCACTACTTACGATAGCATCAGTATCCATTGATTCATAATCACTATAAAGTTGAGGACGAAGTGAAGGATAATTTATAGCCATCTGTCCAGCATAAGCTGCTATGCCAGATGTTGTGTAAACTCTACTAAATCTATCTACAACAGAATTTGTTGCCAATACCCCTGTTGTTTGAATATTGTTTGTATCTAGTATTTTTAGTTCGTCTCCACCTACATTTCTAATAATTACATCAGAACTAAAGAGTCGTTTTAAGTTGTCAAATATAGCCATTCTTATATATGATAATAAATATTATTAAATTAGCCAAGTTAAATCCATCATCTGCCCATTACCAATATCCATATTCCATTGGTTAGGAACTCCGTTTCCTCCGCCTATTCCTCGATAACTTCCACCTTGATAAACACCAGGTCCTACAGATGTTGTTGATTTTCCAAAATTTTCTAAACTTGCTATAGTTAATTGATCTCCTGTTTGTTTATATTTAAGACTTGTGTCTCTTAAAAACATACAAATGCCTAAAGCCATTACTAAGTCATCATGATAGCCATCTTGTGCTTGAGCTTTACCATGTTTCCAAATAAATGTTCTTAATTCTTCTAAAGTACGTTTACTTTGAATAGTTACACTTTTTTCATGTAAATAACTAATCATTTTTCCAATAACTAATGGACGAGTACGTAAAGTTGTACTAAAACCAGGCACCATCCCTTGTCCTGAGTCAAATTTATTTAAGTACATTTCTACATTAGTAAGAGCTGCGTCTTGTCTTGGACTATAATACATGTTTGGATAACCTCGTTCAATTGCTGTTTGAACTACGTCCCATCCTACGTTAGCATTTTCAATAACCAACAAAGCATTATTATATTCACTAGCTATGCCAACTAAAAAATGACCATAGTCACGAGTTCCTATTTGTCCTTTATATTCTGCTACTTGAGTATTAGTTTCTATGTCAAAAACATGGAAAGCGCTATAATCTTTTCCATCTCCTCGAGCACAGTCAGCTACAACAGCATACATTTTTGAATAGTCTGGTCTTTCAAACACCCAAAGATTACCATCTAAACCTCTACGTTCTAAAGGTTCTTTTGCTTGAATTAAATACCAGTTTAGAATAGCAGGATCAATAGCTGTGTCACCAGAAGTTGTAAAGTCACAATCACATTCTTGAGCAGCCATTCTAGGTCCTAAATCTACATCTTGTTGGTCTCTCCAACTTTGATTTCGCTCAGGATGAACGTCCCATGGTAATCTAATTGGTAAAAAACTATTTTGACCTTCTTCTGCTTTTACCCAAGTTCTGTGGAACCAGTTTCCTGTACCATATGGTGTAGACATAGCGATACACCCACCACCAGTCGCCAAGGTTTGTTGGGCAGATACGAATACCTCTTCAATATTATCGATAAATGCGGCCTCATCAATAAGCAACAAAGATACGGCTTCACTTCGCGCACTATCACCAGCAGCTGATACGGCTTTCATTTGACTACCGTTTGATAGTCGTATACTAAGTTTATTGTTTTCTAAAGATTTAATTTTCATCCAACTAGGTAAATTATCATATCCAAATTTTACCTTAGTTACCATGTTTTTTGCTGTTTCTGTTTTAGTAGCAATACACAATACGTTTTTATCAGTATTAAAAAGCATAAGCCATAAAGCATATGCTGAACTTAATGTACTAATTCCTAATTGTCTTGATTTATTTATTAAACTAAATTTATTTTTTAAGAATAATCTTAATACACTTTCCTGAAACGGGTATAAATTAAAATGAACTCTACCTTTGGTAGGGTGTTGAATCATGTAATATTTTTTACAAAAATAAACAGGATCTTGTTTACATTTAAGAAGTTCTTGTTGAATAGCTTCTTTTATGGAAAGTTGTTTTGGAATATCATTTAACTCGCTCATAACAATACTATTAAAAATATACTAATTGCTGCTACTATACCAGTAAGTACATAGGATTTACTTAATTTAGTTTGTAAATCACTTACTTGATTTTCTTTTTCTGTTATTACACCTTTATAACTAATAATTATACTATCATGTCTAGTTTCATTTTTCTTATATAAAGCTATTTGAACATCACTAACTTTTATTGTAGAATCTTGTGATTTAATAATACTAGACTGGCTTTTAATGGTATCTCTACTGACAGTAATTTGTTTTTTTAAATAGTCTCGTTCTACTTTTACCTCTAACGCATTCCTTAAAGCAGAAACCGGTACTACTACATTAGTATCATTTAAAAGTTTTTGTGAACTTACTGGCAATATCAACATTAGACATACCATTAAGACGATTACGTTCTTCTTCATATTGTTCTTTATATTCCGATGCTCTTTTAGCAGCAGCTTGTAAATCTTTCTTATCTTTAGCAATTTGAGCAGCTAAAACATTTTTTACTGAGTCTAAACTAGCTATTTTTTGTTTATCTTTAGCTATTTCTTTATTTAAACTATCTATAGTATTATAATATTGTTGTTCTTTATCGTTAGAATAAAGTGGTGTTGGTTTATGAAACCAAAAATATAACACAACTATTATAACAACTAAAATCAAAACACTTGATGGGTTTTTCATATTACAATCCTAAATCAGACATTGTCTTAAGATCATCATTAACATCAAAATCTTCTTCTTCTAATGATGATCTCCACATATCAAATTCACTTCTCATAGATTCTTCAGGACTTTTAAATCTTAACATAACATCATTATCAGCAAACACACCTGATGTTCCTTTTCCATCATCAAATAAATGATATGTTGTTCCTTTAATGTCCTTGGCAATACCTTTATATTTCATGTATAAATTTCCTGTTTCTCCTGAACCAGGTATTTCACCTACATAAACATATTCTTTACCTACTGTTAAATTTTGGGGATCTACTTCATTTAAAGTTTCTTCTTTAAGTTTAACATCAGTATCTTTTAGTTTCATTTCACCAAAAGCGTGTTTTTTAAAAGGTACAGCTTCTTGTACGTCTTCTACCTCATTTATTGGTTGAGGTTTGAAAGCTTGTACCATTTTTCTAAATAAATCGTTTGAAAAGTCTATATTGTCCATATTTACATTTTAGTATAAATATGTTCAAATATAGCTTTTACACGTTCTTCTGTAGATCCACTTACTACTAATAAGTTTTTAGGTGGATATGCTTCTAAAAGATTTTGAATTTGATAATCTATTTGATCTCTATATTTACTATTAGTTTCACGAACTCCGTTATCTTCTATTTCTACTCCATCAGGTTTTACGTAAATTACTAAATCATATTCATCTTTAAGATTCATAGCAGCATGTTCAAAATCATATTTTTGACTATTAGGAATACTTTTAGATAAAGCTGTAAAACTACAAACATCCCATATAGTTCTGTCTGTAATAATATTGTCAAATATTAATTCAGTACTTCTTTCTGCTAAAAATATAAATTGACCTTTTAAAGTACTATCAGTATTAAGAGGAATGCCTAAACTCATTAAGTATTTACTTCGTTCAGTAGCAGTTTCATAATTCTTAAAAAAATCATGTGCTCTTAAAGCATTTACCAATGTAGTTTTACCTACACTCATTGTACCTGTTAAACCTATTTTCATATTATTACATTGATTGTTCGTAACGTGGGTCTTTTGATGGTGGAATGCCATTAAAGTCTCTTTTAGCTTCTTCCCACTGTTCTTTAGTTTTTCGTTCTCCAAAAATATAATATTCTGGTTTTTGTTTTTGATCTTTTGAATGAATCAATGCAGGACCATCCCAATTATGTAGTACTCTACGTTCGTCATTGTTGAAATAATAAATAATTTTATCATCAACGGTTTTCATTTTAATTGTTTGCATAACTTATTGTATATAGTTTAAATAAAAAGTGTTAAATCTCCATCATACCATACGTCTTCTAGATGGTATTTATCTTTAAGTAAAGACTCAGCAACGTATATTCCATGAGCACCACTTACTGTAATTCCTCTTGCTGATAGTGCATCTCCTACAAAATAAACATTTGGATATTTAGTAAGACTCAAATTTTTATATTTAACAAGTGGTTCAGGTGAAAGATATTTTACTTCAGGTACATAAACTCCCCAATCATCACCAAAATCAAATACTTTATTCATATCATCAATGAAGTTTTTAATGTAAGTCCAATATTCACCCA